GGATCTGCTTCTGAACGGCACGGGCACCACGCCGCAATTGATCGGATTCCAGGGGGCAGCGGCTTCCTCGGTTCTGACTCAGGCGCGCGGCACGGACACCAACATCGACGCGATCTTCAAAGCAATTCAGCAGATTCGCGTTACCGGCCTGGCCGAACCTGACGGCGTGGTGATGCATCCGGACAACTTCACCCCGATCGCGCTCTACAAGGCGACCACTGGCGAATATGGCTTCGATGTGACGGTCGACAACGCCGGCATCGTCCGACTCTGGGGCAAGCCGTTGATTCTTAGCCCGGTTGCGACTTCTGGTACTGCGCTGGTTGGCGCGTTCTCGGACTTCAGCGAAATCTGGCGCCGGATGGGTATGACGGTGATGGTTGGTCTGAACTCAGACGACTTCACCAAGAACAAGCGCACGGTGTTGGGTGAGTTCCGCGAGGCACTGACAATCTATCGTCAGACTGCATTCTGCAAGGTCACTGGGCTCCAGTAATCGCGTTTGAACTTTGGACGGGCGTGGTTGACGCTGCGCCCTCCAATTTAAGGAGAATCAAAATGGGTCAATTAGCAAATGGGGCCTTCGACGGTTCTGGGACTGGAGTTTTTACCGGTGGCGGTGAGATCCGACTGGTGACTGCTCAATATAGCTTCGCAATTCATGGCGGCGCTCAGAGCAGCATTGTGATCGGCAACCTTCCCATAGGCTCGGTAATTGTCGGCGGGTACATGGTGGTCGGCACGGCGGTAACGGGCGTAGGCGCTTCAGTAGGTATCACGGTTGAAAGTGCGGGCGATGTGGTCGCGGTCGCGGCAATCTCGGGCGCTCCGTGGTCCACTACGGGCAAGAAAGCCATCATCCCGAAACGCAACACGCCGGAATCAACTTCAATCACACTGACAGCAGCGCGAAACATTCTCTTTGTGATAAGTGCTGCCGATGTGACCGCGGGTGTGGTCACTCTGTACTTGGAAGTTCAGTAGGAGCAGATAAATGGCATTCATCGGTGGCGGGCCGCTCACAAAGGGTGGTGTTCCAACTTCGGGAGTCGCCCAGGTCGAAACTGCGCAGATTGTCGGCACGATTACCCTTGGTGGGAATGCGACGTTTACGCTTACCTCGGGCCTGACTGTTGGCTCGCCGTTGGCGATCTCTGTGCCTGTCCTTCTGAATGACACTCCAACGATAGTAGCGGCGAAGGCGGCGGTGGTCTTTAATGCGACTGCTGCCGTTGCCGCTGATTACGTGGCAACGAGTAACGCGGCAGACCTGATTCTGACTGCGAAGAAGGCGGCGGCGAATGATGCCACGCTGAACATTGCCTATACAAACGGAACCTGCACGGGATTGACGCCTGATGCGAGCTCTAACGATTCGACCGCAGGAGTGAAAGCAGACTATCGCGGCGCTCCTTACGGCACGGTATTAACAGACACAACGAACGGGAACCTGTACGAGAATCAAGGCTCGGCAGAAGTTCCTACATGGACGTTACTCTGATGGGCTTCATTATTCACAGAGATCCTGTTCCTCCTCGATTGATCGTGATGGGCGGTCAAAAGCCCCCTCCAGTTAACGCCAAACAAGGGAGACGGAAGATGTCGGAAGAAAAGAAGCTCGGCCACGAGACGGGCGTAAAGAAGGTATCTCAAGAGCCTGCGGACAAGCAGGGGCCAGTCGGCACGGGCACGGAGCCCAAGAATCCGCCGGCCGGAGAAGATGTGAGGATTGGGGATAAGGAGGACAATGTCAATGGCTGATCAAGCAAAGGCACCGAAGGGGCAGGAATGGTATTACCGACCGGGAACCACGGAACCTGAACTGCGAGAGATTCCTCCGGCGGCGGAACAGGTCGCAGATTCTGAATCCGCTGACGTCGAGTTGAAGGGCAAGTTGCCAGAGGATTTTCCGAGCCATGACAAGCTCGTCGCTGCTGGCCTGACCACTTACGCCAAGGTTCGCAAAGAACTTGAGGCGGATAAGCCGTTTGCGGACGTGGAGGGCATCGGGCCTGCATCGGTAGAGAAGATCCGCGAGGCCATGACTCACCCGGCAGAAGAAGAATCGCCGGAATAATTTCTCTCCTTGAGGGGCGGGGAAACTCGCCCCACTTTTTGAATACGAGGGTGATTTGGGAACCTTTGCAGATGATGTGGCGAACAGTTTTCTTAATGCGTTCGCTCGAAACACGTCCTACGTTAACGCCGCTGTCTGGGTGAAACTGCACCTGGACGATCCCGGCGCGGCCGGTCTGTTAAACGAAGCCGCCGAAACAACCCGCCAACAGGCGACGTTCGGATCTGACGCTTCCGGCCGAACCATTTCAAACACTGCTGCTCTTGAATGGCTGAATGTCTCTGATACTGAGACGTACACGCATATCAGCCTTTGGACTGCGAGTAGTGGCGGGACATTCCTTGGCCGGGATGAGCTTTCTGCCCCTGCGGACGTAACCGCGGCTGACACCTTCAGAATTCTAACTGGTGAACTCGAACTCTCCTTTACCTGATGCCAGTCGTTACCAGTAGCGCATCCATTGGCTGTCTTGTAGAGATTAGGGCAGCCGGCCATCGGTCAATCATTGATGCCGAGGTTGGATCTGCTACGGCCAACTCCTATGTTTCCCTCGATGATGCTGACGCTTACTTTTTCAATCGCCCGTTCTCGAGTGATTGGTTTGCCCTTGAATCCATAGACAAAGAACGCGCTTTGATGACCGCCACCTCGGAGTTGGACCTCTTTGATTACATCGGGGAAGTCGTCGACGACGACCAGGCGTTGAAATGGCCTCGGCAAATTGACGACTCAACGTTGGTGAGAACCTATGCGAGAACCATTATCCCGCCTCCGATAGGTGCAGCTACGTGTGAACTGGCGCTCAGCAGACAGAGTTCCGGCGGGGTGGCAGTTGCCGGCGCCGTGTCGAGTATGCAAATCGGCTCCTCGGTGAAGATCAACTATGCCTCTGGCGCAGATGCCGTCGAGACTATTGATTTCTCAGGTCTACCCATCAAGGTGGCTCGTCTGCTTGCAGGACTGCGACTGTACGCATTATTCGGATGACTCCTGAGACCCTATTAGCATCTGCGCGGGCGATGTTTGAGGCCACTCCGGATGCGTGTGGCCTACTCGATCGCTGTGAAGTCATCAGGATAACGAGGAGCGCCGGTAGTGATGGCGGCACAACTCCGACAGAATCGACCCTTGCGTCTGATGTTCCCTGTCTTTACGAGGAGCGGGTTTATAGACCTTCCAGGGTGGTAGGTGGTCAGACAGTAGCCTCCGCGACTCACAACCTCTTTTTACTTGCTACTTCAGTCACCCGTGCTATTGGTTCGGACTATAAGATCGTCGTGGCCGCGCGGGACGACACGCCGGAACTGACGTTCCGCGGACCAATAAGGCTCGATGAGAGCCTTGGGCCGCTCGTCACCTTGGGCGCAACATTGGTGGTCTGAAATGTCCGTAACCCTGGTAGACAACACGGAGAAGATCAAGATTGCCCTGCGAGAGCAAGTGGCGAACGGAATCAACGCTGCCTGTCAGATGTGGACAGACGAAGCGCAAGACCTGGCACCCGTTGACACCGGATTTCTTCAGGTGCACATCGGCCAGACGAAAGCAGCGAATGCGACGGATCTGTCGGGTGAAATCAGATCACTCGCCCCTTACTCCGGCCACGTTAATTACGGGACGAGCAGGCAGTCAGCACAACCATTCTGGACAGTTGCCGCGCTGCTCGTTCGCAATAAGTTTGAATGGCTGCTCAAGTCCGGCTTCGTGCAAGTCAAACGCGGCTCGAGCGCGGGCCCGGGCGTCATTCGTGCCGCGTTGATGGATTATCACGGGCCTCTGGGCCGTAAAGGTGGAGGAATCTAATGCTTCTCACTCGCATGTTAATTGGCTGTCTGTCGATCTGGTTGGTTGATAAGATCATCGCAGTTCTGAGGATTGGCGAGCCCGCCGCATGGGTGATCCAACTCGTGACAATTATTCTGGCGTTGGTGTTCATTTTGTTTGGGTGGTACTTGGATTTGAAGCTATAATCTGCTCATGCCCAATCCTTTTGATACCGTCCGTGCTCACGCGCTAAATGAAGAACAGCGCGACGTGGTTAAGTCGATCTTTGGGGAACCCGCCGTCTTGCCGCCTGACTCGACCGTTGCCTTTGACGGTAAGCACTTGGTAATTGAGCATTGCAATCTTGATGAATTTGTCGAGCGGTACGACAAACTTCACCCGGCGCTGTGCGCTGAAGGCAAGCTATTCTTCCCGATAGATGTCAGCATCGAACTGTGATCCCAATCGTTCTCACAATCCTGTTGCTCTCCGGCCCGTTAATCATTCTCTGCCTATCAGTCATGCACTGGCGCGGGAAAGCCAGCCAGAGCCAGCGTGAGGCGCAGGCGATGGCTATCTACGCCGCTAATCTGGAAGGTCAGTTAGTCAAAAGCGGTGAACATAATCTTAAACTCGCAGAGATTGCGAAGCAGGCTATTGACGTGGCGGCTGAGAAGCATTTTCCGGCCTCAAAGCCAACCGAATACTATCGGGATGTTCCGCGAGGCTTTGACTATCCTGACATCTCACGACCTGAACCGCTCACGCTTCCTACGGTGAAGTTCTGCGTCTGCAACGTAAGCGTGCGATCCGATAAGTGGCCCGTTGCTTGCCCTGCTTGTGGTAAAGCCGTTGGTGACGTTCTGGACGCCGACTGGATCGAATAACCCCACAAACAAATAAATCCGCGAGCCGCGTTACCTTTCATCTTCACAGATGAACGCACTTGACTCTGCTCTGAAGGCGGCAATGGCCGCGGATTCTGGATCGGGACAGTTGGCAACCCTGTCGAACGGGGGAATCTTCCAACTCGTCGCGCCACCCAATACCGCGTTCAATTACACGGTGTTCCAGAAGCTCCTGAGACAACCCACATACGGCTTCGGCAACTCTTCGCGCGCAGGACATTTCTTTTATCAAATCAAACACTTCTCGGTTGACGGCGCGAACAACACCACAAAGAGCGGACAGGAAGCAGCCGGATTGATGGCTGACCGGGCGGTTGTCCTGCTCACAAATCCGTCTCTCAGCGTAAGTGGTCAGACCGTGATAAGTTGCCGCTTCGACCGATCAATACCGGACTTTGCTGAAAGAGACGAAGCAAACGACCGCTTCGTGTATTCAAAAGGGGGCATTTACGAAGTATGGCTGTCGTAAAGAAAACCTATATCGCCACGACCGGGCTAAACCTCAACTGCACCGCGAAGAATCTCCAGGGGGATCGTGTTGAAGCAGGCGAGAAGATTCCAGATAACACCAAACCTGAAGTGATCAAGCAGCTTCTGGCTGACGGCGACATCAAGGAGGATAAGTAATGGCAACCCTTCACGGCGCAAACGTTGGCCTACTCATCGACGGCTTCAACATGACTCCGTATTTCAACGAGTTCAGCATTGAGTCCAGTCAGGCGTTGCATGACGCCACTGTTTTTGGCAACACGTCGCGCGTGAAGATTCCTGGACTCAAAGACGGTAAGGCTAACGGCACGGGGTTCCTTGATGTCACCGCGACGGTTGGATCGTTTCCAGTCTTAAAGGGGAAATACACAGGATCGACGCCAGCATCGGCAAGTCCCGCGGTTGTCGCTTTAGGCGTGGACGGGTTTGCTTTTGGAAACCGAGTGGCGATGGGGTATTTCGATGAGTCTCAATTCAACATCAAGAGCGTGATCGACGGCCTTGAAATGCTGACGTTCACCGGAGACGCCGACCAGGATGGCGTGGACTATGGTGTTTCACTTCACGCGCTCACGGCCGAGACTTCATTTACGTTTAACGGAACCTCGCATGACAACGCGGCGGCCACTACAAACGGCGGGGTAGGAGCGGTTCACGTTACCGCAATCGGCGGGGCATCTCCCGCACTTCAGTTTAAGGTTCAGCACTCAACCGACAATTCGAGTTGGGCAGACTTAATCACTTTTACCAACATCACCACGGCTAATTCAGTTCTTCGTGTTGAGGTAGCCGCTGGCACTACCGTTCGACGGTATACCCGCATTGTGGCGGTTGAGGCCGGCACGACCACGACATGCACTTTCGTTGCGTGTTTCGCTCGCAGATAAAGGAGATTCAGCAATGGCAATTCATGGCAGTTCAGCCTATTTTAACCTCGATACCGCGGGCGGTTCACCAACCGACCTGACCGAATACGCTCGGGAAGTCGATCTAACGCTCGAAAACGCGATGCACGACATCACCGTCTTTGGTATGTCGTCTCATGCAAAGACCACGGGTCTGAAGGATGGCAAGTTCACTGTCACGTTCGTGTCGAGCAATACGATCATGGATCACCTGACGGCGATCTTTGCCGCGCAGACTCCAGGGGGCGCGACCACGTTCACTTTCGTCATTGGTCCCAGAGGATCGACTTCCGGTTACGAGAAGATCACGGGTGAGTGCTTGATGCCTTCTCTTCCGATCTCGGCCAAGGTTGACGACATTGAAACGCTTCAGGTGACGTTTGAATGCACCGGGGCGGTGTCGATCACTACGTTCTAATATGAAAATCAACGATCTCGTCAACAAGGTTGAGCCGTTCCGGTTTGAATATGACGGCTTCGTGCTCGAAGGCCAGTATTTCAAATACCGGACAACCACCCCGAGCTATGCCAAGGAAGCCCTGGCTGCGATCCCTAAAGTTCCCGACACCGGGACGGATGAAGAGAAGGCGGCGGCGACTAAGGCACGTGGGGAGGCATTGGAAAGGGTCAGTGCGAAGTCTCTGACTGACACGATCAAATCGTGGAACGCAGAGGACGACGACGGAAACCCGGTTCCGATTTCCATTGAAGTGTTCGAGCAGTTGCCGGAGTTGTTTATCACAGCGTTTTTGGCGTTCTTGACAAGTCTCCGCGAGGGTGCGGAAAAAAAAGAATCAACGACCTCGCCAAGTGGCTAATCACTGAGGGCGAATACGGGGAATGCCCTGATTTTTACTGGCCGCTTGAGCGGGCGCGCATCGTGGCAAAACACATGCGATGCTCTGTGAGAGCGGCCTTCAAGTTAGATGACGACGATTTTGAGCAGGCATTCATCGTGGCGGTGGCACAGAACAAGGCGCGGCCTCATATCATTGACCGCGAGATAGAGCGACGGAAAAAGAATGGCTGACGGTGGCGTAAATCTATTTGACCTAGCGGCGAAAATCAGCGTCGATGCTAAAGGCGTCGACAGCACGCTGACGGCCACACAGAAGAAGGTTCTCCAGCTAGCAGAGCAGTTCAAGAAAACCGAAGCGCAGGCCCAATCCTCTACTGGAAAAATGGGCGGTGCAGCGCTCTCGCTGGACAAGCAACTTGCCGCTGTGTCGTCATTAGAAAAGCAGCGACAGGCGGCGCGGCTTAGAGACTTTCTCGCACAAGAGAAAGCTGCTCAAAGGGCTGCTCAGGCGCAAATCACCGCTGCCAAGCAGGCGGCTCAAGCCATCGAAAAAGATTTAGGTGGCGCCATTCAATCGGTATCGCCTCGCTTCGCTGCGTTGGCGGGCTCTGCGGGCCCGGTGTCAATGGCTGTCGCCGGCCTGGTTGCTATTACCGCTGGAGCTGCTATTGCGGGTAAGGCAATTTACGACTTCGCGATTTCTTCCGCTAACACTGCCGATCAGATCAATGACATGGAAAAGCAGCTAAACCTTTCGGGGGATACGCTGCAAGGGCTTGCCATTCTCGCCAAACAATCAGGCACCAGCATTGAACAGCTTGCCGCGGGCATCGGCATCTTCGACAAGAAAGTCGAGGAAGGTGACGAAGCGTTTAGGAAAATGGGCATCACGTCTCGGGATACTGAGACGGCGTTGCGCGAAGCCTTTATCGCGCTTGGGAAGATTCAAGATCCGGTTACGCAGGTCGCCACGTCGATGGAGTTATTTGGACGCAGCGGCAAGTCAATGCTCGGGGTTCTCAAGCAAGCAGACGGCGATGTTGATAAGGCGATCCAGCGATTCAAGCAGATGGGCGCGGTTTTAGATGAAGATGCAATCCAGAAGGCCAACGAATTCAACGACAAAATGGCCGAAGTCTCTGCTCAAATTGCCACAGTTGAGACGCGGATCGGATTGCAACTGCTACCGACGATTATCTCTTTTGCGAATCAGGCGTCTGACTTAATCGAGAAAAACCAAAACGCGATTACTGCCTGGGCAAGTGCTATTCGAGTCGCTGCCGAAGGCGCTGCGGTCGGGTTGCGCGGGCCTCTGTTTGTGTTGGGCCAGATCACCGAAGCTCTTGAATATCTCGCGAGTCACAATTTCCACATCACCTACACCATAACCCAGATCGGGGGTGTCCCGGTTCCAATCCCCTCGGGCATTGGCTCAAGTGATCGTGTTGGTTACGGGGCCACGGGTGGCGCTGCGGGTGTCAACATGTTCGGCGGGGTTGGGGGCGGCGTTTACACCCCGTCAGGAGGCGGTGGCGGTGGTCGCGGAGGCGGAGGCGGTGCCAAAGCAGTTGACGAATACGCCGAAGCCCTAAAGAAACAGAACCGCGAAATTGACGAAGCAATCAAAGGCACGGATCAGTATCAAAAAGAGATCGATCGCCTGGTTGAATCGCTCGGGAAGAAAAAGAAAGCCCTGACTGATACGCAGATGGCTCAGTTGATGGGCAACGCCGAAACCCTGCGAAGCATTGCCGCGGAGAAGGATTACAAGGATTTCATGCAGAGCCTCAACGACGAGTTGATTGAGGCCGGCCATACTTCGGACCAATGGGACAAGGCACTAAAGCAGATCGAGAAAACGCTCGCGAAGAATCATAAGACGCTCGCTGATTATGTTGGGCTTGAGCATGAGGACTTGATCGCCCGGTTGCGTTTGGTTGATGCGGCCAAAAAAGAAGCGGAGGCGATGCAGCAACTGGACATCGTTCGACGGCGGTATGCGGAGACAATTAGGAATACCCGGCCGCGAATGGTGGGAGTGCCAGAGAATTCCCCGTTCCCGATCACTGACCTGGGCGGTGGCTCTGTCTACGGAGCGCCGACGAATACACCGTCGCTCACTGACATTCTGACTGGTGGCCGTGATCGTCGCGTCAATCAACCGATCGACAACACCGAATGGCTGAACAAGATGCACGACATTGCGGATCAGTCCACGGCGATTCTGAGCAACGCGATTCGGGCAGGCATTGAAGGCGGCGCACGGGAAGGCTTCAAGTCGATGCTGGAGGGCTTTCTCGACATGCTTGCTCAGATGGCCGAGCGCATGTTAGCCAGCGCGATCTTTAGCATGTTGGTGAAGGTTGTCGGCGGTGGCGTGGTGGGCATCGGCGGGCCGCTTCAAGGCGTCGGCGGTGGCGCGGGAGGGGCTATTGGCTCCTTCGCGGTGGGCAGTGACTACATCCCGCACGACATGCTGGCAATGGTTCACAAGGGCGAGAAGATTGTACCAGCCGCTGAGAACAAGCCGGGGCGCTCAGGCGGCGATCTTCACGTCCACTTCCATGTTGATTCAGTTGAAAAGGCTGGAAGCCGCGAGACTCAGCGACAGGTTGCAAACAAGGTGCGCGGGCTTCAGTTGCACGCGGGGCTTACTGGCTGACCTTGCGCGGCATGAATTCTCGAAACGCCTTGCGCGAAATGGGCGAGAGCTTGATGTCCACCGAACCGACCCGCATTTCTAAAACCACTGCTCTTACGAAGTCCCGCATTCGCTCAAACTGGACAGGGTAAACAGCCCGACGAACTCCATCCGAACTGTCATTCTCTTGTAATTCAATCCGCTCGCCATCGCAAAGCACGAATAACGTGGCGTTGGTTCCAAAGCTCAGACTGCCGCCTGAGATGAATTCTAAAAACACTGTGTCAGGTGGTGAAATCTTGTCGCCTTGCCCTTTGTATTTGTAATAGGCCTCCAGGTTGATCGCGTCGTTGTCAGTCCGGCCAACGTGCAAATAGAACATTCTCACGGTGGTTTTGTCGGTCAGGAGATCATATTTCGACTCGATGTTGTACTGAGCTTGAGCGGCTTGGGCGCTCGCGAGAACCAGCAGCGTGAGCAATAAGGCTTTCATGCCCGAAGCATAGACCCGCTCGGAAACCCCGTCAAGAAACGTAAACCCGCCAACTGTCCTAATCTGACCTTTCAACTTGGAGGATCGCACGGTCAAGCAACTGCTTTGAGGCGTAGGAGTCTATCTAAATGCCATTCCATGACATTGAATTTCCGCTCACTTTATCGTCATTAACGCCCAAAACCGCATGGAATACTCAGGTAACGGAGTTGGGCGGGGGCGGTGAACAAAGGATGTCTCTGTGGGGTGACGCAAGGCGCAGATACGACGCGCGCACGGCCGAAACCTTACTGCTTTCAAACTTCGATTCAGTCGAGAAGTTCTTCAATGCTCGCCGGGGCAAGTATTTCTCTTACAAGCTCACGGATAGAACCAACTGGAAAGCAACTGCGGAAGGGTTTGGAATTGGCGACGGATCAACCACAACTTTTCAGCTAAGCATTAACCGTGGTGACGCCTCGAACGCTTACAACCGCGAAATCTATCTACCGAAATCCGGCACGCTGACGGTCTTTGATAACGCGACTCCGGTCGTTGAAGGGTCGGGCGCCGGGAAGTTCCAGGTTGACTACAACGGGGTGAATGGTGGTCTTGTGACGTTTGGGACCGCTCCAGTGAACACGCACGTTCTGACCGCCACCTTTGAATACTACATACCTGTTCGTTTTGAGATTGATGAGTTTCCCTCTGCGCGCATGTTCGCGTGGATTCAGTCTGGCAACACGGGGCTATTGGAAGGGCCAGAGATACCCATAATTGAAGTCCGCTACGCCTCAGAATTCTAATGACCACGCTTCGCACTGCCGTCAATTTCGAGTCTCCGTATGACGCTACGAGTCTGCCGACGCACTTCGCTAAGCACGGAACCCCTTGCGTCTGCGCTCACATCGTTTCACCGATAGACGCAACGGTGATCGGGATCACTTCATTCTCGTCAAACCTGACAAGCGTTCCCGGCTATCCCGGCGTCACGTTCAAATCAACGTCAGGAATGAGCGCAAGCAACGTCGAGGCCCAACAGGGTCAAGCCGCGACCAACATGGAGGCCGATCTATTCCTGATCACCGCAGGGATTACCGAAGCCGATGCTCTGGCGGGTAAGTGGTCACACGCGCTAACCATGATCTTCCTGATGAACTACGAAGCGCCAAAGATGGGCCAGTACATCATTCAGAAGGGATATCTCGGGCAGTTCGTGCAACGTGGTCAGTTGTTGTCTGTGGAGGTCATGGGCTTCAACCAGGCGCTGACGCAGAACTATGGAAAGGTGACGCGGCCCGAGTGTAGTCATACCTTCTGCGATGCCGGATGCACGCTCGACGTTGGCGATTTCACAGTCACCGGCGAGCTCACAGCGGTAACAAGTCAGACCGTCTTTCGGGACTCCTCGAGAACCGAAGCCAACGATGCTTTTGGGAACGGAAAGATCACGTTCACCTCGGGCAATAACTCTGGTTATTCATTTCACATCGACGCTTACGATAACGCGACAAAGCAATTCACGCTGAGAACTCCAACGCCTTACATGCCCGTGATTGGTGACGACTATTCGGCGGTGATTGGGTGTCGTAAGAGACATTCTGACTGCATCGCGTTTGATAACGTGCTGAACTTTGACGGATTCCCGTGGATTCCAACGCAGGAAGAGATGAGTCGTTTACCGACAATTCAATGAGCTTCGACCGTGAACAATTCGTTTCGGATCTGCGCGCCGTAGTGAAACAAGGCGTTCAGTTTAGACACCAAGGGCGTGAGCCTGAGACCGGGCTGGACTGCATCAATCTGCCTGGATGGGCCTATCGAGAGCAGGGTTTGGAGTTTCCGGCGGAACTCGATCAGCAAATGCGCGAATACCCCGAGGAACCGGACGGCTGGAAGATGCTCGAAATACTCCGCCAGTGGTTCACCGAGATTCCTGTGGTCGATAACAAAGTCCCCGACGCGCAACCGGGAGACTTGATCGTTTGCTACGTGATGAGAAACCCAAAGCACATGGCTGTACTGGTTGAAATCAATCCTGACGCCAAACTTCGCGAGTCATGGGCCACGGTGGTTGAAGCGTGGCGCGCGCCAACAAGCAAGACCGGAAAGTTAGTTGATCAACCTTTAGATTGGCGCCGGCGCATTGCGGCGTGTTTCCGAATCCCTGACTTTGCGTAAACGTAAATTCATTCTCAGCCTGATCGTGGCGATCTGTGGCGCTGTATTCGTGGCGCTCGATTACATCCTGCCTCGTCCCAAGGCTTATTTTGCCGATCCGATTTCCATTGCAATCTCGATCGCGATCTCTGCGGCGATTACCGCGGGGTCAATCGGCGTTGAATATCTTCTCGCCAAGCGCCAGAAAGCCACTCCGGTCGATCGCGGCAAGCAAGACGACATTCGGATCAGCCTTCCCGGCTACGGGGAGCAGATAGTATGGTCCCGTGGAATCGTCAGGGGCGCCCCAGTCTGGTTTTGGAACATCCCGATATTTGACCGCCCGGTAACAACTCCCGGCCACTCAGGGGGCAAGGGAGGGCCAAAGCCGCCCACTCCTACAGTCACCGACCATCAATACTTCACGACGGTAGCCGGGGTGTTTCACGACGGCGAGATCCAATCAGTCCGAAGGATCTGGTTCAATCAGGACATCGTTTGGGATCTCGTTGGCTCTGATGGAGCATCATTACCAACCAGGTACGAAGCCGAGTCGGCCACTCTAAACGGCACGGCCCACATCACCGCGGCGGCGTATGCGTCCAATGGCGCGGGCGTGACACTACTCGGCACGGAGGGCGGAAACAACGGCTCTGTGGATTTCGCTGTCACGGTTGCCGATACCGGGGACTATGACATTGCGATTTATTACCAGTCCGATGCCGGCACTTACAGTTTTGATATTTGGCTGGATACCGTTCTGCAAGGTTCGGTCGCTTGCGCCCCCTCCGGCGTGGGACTGATCGGGATTCAAACCTTTGGCATCACCATGACGGCCGGGGCGCATACGATCAGACTTGGGCGGGCTGGTGGATTTAGCTGTCCGAACCTCGACTGTATTGACATCACCGAAACGGTGTCATTTGCGGAAGGTGCTGACTACCGGGCCACCACTCAGCTTGTCGATCCAACGGTTCTCGCTCCTGACGATCAGACGAAAGCATGGGCCTACCATAACGCAATGCCGATCGAGCGCGGGGAAGATGGGCTGCCGTTAAGCGGCACGTCTACCCTGACCGCAACTCTGAGCAAGTGGGGCAATCCTCAGATCAGGATTTACCGGGGGACTGCGGACCAAGAGGCGGACCCGGCAATCATCGCAGACAAGGGCGTTGACAATACTCCGGCATGGCGAGGTCTGGCTTACATCGTCATTGAAAACATCCAGCTTCCAAATGGAGCTTTGCCAAACGTCACAATCGAATGGGATCAGGGTGTTACCGCTGTCGATCAGATTGTCGAGGACCTGTATTTCTTGAGTGCGGTCAACAGTTCGGATCTGGACTTGACCGCACTTTCCGGCCTCACGATTGACGGAGTGATCCGAACATCCCAGAAACCCACCGGAGACACGCTGAAGGACTTACAAACTCGCTTTCAGTTCGACATGGTTGAGGTTGATGGAATTGTCAAAGCCGTACTGAGAAACCGAACCTCTGCCGATCTGACTATCCCTTATGCAAAGTTGCGCGCGCACGCTGAAGGCTCAGAGATGCCGACAGAGGATGCGGTTATCAAAGACATCGATCCCCGAGACTTGCCCTACGAAGTTCAGGTTAATTATCTCGATCCAGGTAACGACTTTCACAACGGCATTCAATCGGATAATCGAGCATCGGGGCCACAGACTCAACCTGTCTCCGTGTCGATGGCGTTGGTGATGGATAAGCATGAAGCGAAACAACTTGCTTCTGTGCTGCTTTATAAGCCAGACATGGAAGGCCGCGAGTTCTCGATTCTGACCGGGCCCGAGTACATCACCGCGATACCCGGGACGATCATCACTCTGACTCTACCCAACTCAACGCACACGGCAAGGGTGACAGATGCGAAGTATGGCCTTCCTGCGGGAGTGATGCAGTTCACGTTAGTTCGACAATCGGCGAGCCTTTACAGCCCGACAGGGTTTGGATCGATCTCAGGCAGAGAGATACCCGTAGCGGGGTTCCCGGCGAACACGAAAAGCATTGTTCTGGATGGGCCTTT